CTCACAAAGCAAGACATCAAAGAACTTGAACACGAAGCAGATGCTATCACTTGGGAACAAGCCATAGCACTTGGCATGTATGATCCGAACGAACTCGAAGATGATTTGAATTCAGCAGATCCACATGATGAAGTAAACATCACTGAGGTTTTATCTGTTCAAGGAAGACTCAAGCGTAAGTTTACCGCTAGAAAGAATAGACAAAGACTAAAAGTTGCTCGTGGTATTGCTCTTAGAAGAGGATCATCACCAGATCGTTTGAAGAAAAGAGCACAACGTGGCGCAAAGGGTATGATATACAAGCGACTACTGAAGGGACGAGACAAGTCAAAGCTCCCACCAGCAGAGAAAGGTCGTCTTGAGAAGTTGATTGGTATGTACGCTCCTTTAGTATCAAGACTAGCGCAAAGAATGCTTCCTGGAATGCGTAAGCTAGAAATCAATCGCATGAAGAACAGAAAAGGCGGCGCACAAAAAGCTAAGAAGTATAAAGCAGCAAAACCTACTGCTAAGAAGCAAACAGCAAAGAAATTTAAGATAAAAAGATAGCTGGTCTAAGTTTGTTTTGTTATAAATACAAGTATGGAAAAACAAAACAAACAACGATTAGAACAGCTAGTACGTCAAGGTCTTGTGCCTAGCCGAAAACTCCCTATGCTCATGCAAGCCATGAGCAGTCTTCACATGGGCAAGCAACTCACGCCTACTGAGAGAGATATCCTAGCAAAATACATGCACAACATGACTGATATCATGTTGAAGGATGATACTGTCTTTAATCGTACAAAATTACATACGCAACGAACAAAATATCAAACGGAGGAGACTACCGTGGACTTGGATGAAAAGATGGTTGATGGGGTTGAGATACTAGACGGTCCCGAAGACGAAAACAAGAAAATGAAAATGAAGAAGAAAGAAAAAGACATGAAAGAGTCTAGAGAAGGTGACGAAGAAGAAAGAATGCGAAAGAAAGAAGAGAACAAGGCTAGACGCCTCTCTATTCGCAAAAGAGATAAGTTCCGTATGCTTCCTTCTGAACTCAAGAAAGAGAAGATGAAAGCAGGCGTAGAAGAAGAAGTTATCAACTTCAACGACATGTATAAAGAACAGTTTGAAGCTGCTCTAGAGTACTACGGTGTTGATAACATCCGTGATCTTCCAGAAGAGAAGAAAGCAGAATTCTTTAAAGTTGTAGACGTAGCTCTTGAAGAAGCTAAGATGGCTAAGAAAGACCACGACGGCGACGGCAAAGTAGAAACTTCTACAGCAGAGTACATGGGTTCTAAAGACAAAGCTATCAAGAAAGCAATCAAACTTAAAGGATTTGGTCCAGACGCTGGTAAAAGCAACATGAGCAATCCAGCAGCTAGAGCTTCTTTGATGAAAAAAGAAGAAGTAGAAGTCGAAGAAGAAATTGAACAGCTAGACGAGTACGGCAACCCTGCTGCTACTCCTGACAGACTTGCCATGATTAGAAGAGCGGCTGACAGAGTACAAAGCGGACAAGCTGCTAAAGATGTTAAAAAAATAGCTAAGTCTGACATGAAGCAGAAAGGTGCTCAAAAGGGCATGGCTCCTACTAAGAAAGATGTAGAAGAGCAAGTAATGTCAATCAGAAAAGTAATTAAAGAAGGCTCGGCAAAAGAAAAAATTGAAGCCTACAAAGAACTCAACACAATTATAGAACAATTTAAAACAACGGGAGAACTCTAATGTCCGCATGGTCAAAATCAGTTAAGCCAGTAATCACTGGTGTACCCGCTTCAGAAATCTTTATGGTAGACGAAGCAGAAGTAGCAGCAACTCCAGGCATCACACAGCCGGGTTGGGTGCGCAGAACTACTGTAGGTTCACGAATCAAATACGAAACTCTCGTAGCAATGGCAGATCCGGCTACTGATGCTGAATACGAAGCCGCAGTTGGTTTAGCTGGCGGCGCACTTGAAATCGGCACAGAGTATAAGATTCTTACTACAGGTGACACAGACTTCACATTAGTTGGTGCAGTAGATTCAAATCCAGGCACAGTATTCACTGCCACTGGTCCAGGTGCAGGTACTGGTACAGTTGTCGCTACAGCAGACGATGACGATACTGAGTTCCCAGACGCTTAATAAATACTTTTTATTTAAGGAGTATTTAATATGGCAGATGCGAAACTATCAGAACTAACAGCGGTCTCTGCGGCCGCTGGAACTGATGTATTTTATACAGTACGAGGTAGCGAAAGCAATAAAATGTCTGTCGCTACCTTGTTTGCTGATGTAGCAACGCCAGTATCTTTCAGTGATACAATTGCTATCACTGATACTAACACTATGAACGCTGTAGGCGAAATTATCACTACTACTAATGTTACCTATATCAGTAATGTGAGTAATGGTGGTAATTGTTCTATTGGTACAGGTGTAGATGGTCAAGTTAAAATTGTTATTATGACAGCTAATATTGGTGGTCATGTAGTAACATTACAAGGTTCTAATATAGCAAACGATATAGCATTTGATGCAGCAGGCGAAACTGCAACCCTACTATATACTAATGGCACATGGTATTTCATTGGAGGTACCGCTACAGTATTATAGGAAGTAAATAATGTTGCAATTGAATGAAGATAATTTTTTGATTTATGCAATAAAAAATTATCATAGTCCGGGATCACTCGGAATGAAAGACTTAGAAGAAGATATGAAGAGATTTAAATATCTCAAACGTCTTCTAAGCAGATATAAAATGTCTGGTGAGATTAACGAGCGTTTGGTTCTTAATCACCTAGTAGTTTTATATAATGTCTTTGGTGATGCTACGACCGATATGCTATTCTACAAGATAGGCAAAGAATATTGGTCAGATTTAAAGACATATTTAGTATATTTACAAAGAATGCCGTTAGAGACTGTAGTTTCTCCTGGTATTAAAGAAACAGATATACCTTTAAACCAAGAACTTATACAAGTCTTAAGGAAACTATAGTGTCAAGATTAACAGATGCCTATGTAACATACAGAATCATTAGGATGCTTGCCACTCCTATTGAAAATTCTGATGCCTACAAAATGGGCATTGTGAATGCTGACGGTAAGAAAATTAAGAATCCTACCACTTCATCTGAAAAAGACGCATATTCCTTACTACAACGATTCGTATTCAAAGTTCAACGAGCATTAGTCAAGTCTCCAGACAGAAATGCAAAAAGACTCTTGACAGTAGCCGCAGCACTTAGTATACTTAAAGATCATAAAGAACAAGACTTAGACTCATTAGATGTAGAACCATTGTTAGAAATGTATTCTGCCTTTGAAGATGTCGAGCAACAAGCAAAACTATTAGAACACAATCTGATACCTTTTAGCGCTTTCTTGAAGGAAGAAGGTGTTGTCGCAAATGCAGTTGGCGCAGGCGGCATCGATGGTATTGGTGTAGGACCTAAAGGCGAGCCTGGAAGAGATCCAGTCATGATGCCAATGGTTCGTAGAAAAAAGAAGAAGAAAGATGCCAACAGTTAAGTCTCTAGAAACACAAGTGGCGTTAGTCAAACAGGATGTTAGTCAAATCGGGCAGTTGTTTTCAAAACTGGAAACAGCACTCGATAAGATTACAGATGTTTCAAATAATATCAGTCAAATTCTTGCTGTTCATGAACAACGATTGCAAGACGGCGAGAAGGAATTCGAAACTTTGAGATCCGATATGAACAACGCTGAAGACAAGTTTGATAATGAAGTAAAAGACCTCCATTCGAGGTTAACATCAAACACTAGAGAGATCGAAAACAAAATGTCCAAAGAAATAGATAAAGTCCTAGATTCAATTAAGGACCTCAAAGAGCATCTTATTGATAAGAACGATAAGATAGAAGAAAGATTAACCGCATTAGAACGCTGGAGATGGATACTTGTTGGGGCTGTATTTGTGGCTGCCGTACTCATACCAGAAATGCCCAACTTTTTAGCATTCCTTTTAAACTAACACTTGACATTACATCGTTAGTATACTATACTAAACCTATACTAAACGTGTAGGTTTTTTTATGTCTCTTTATATTGATCTGAAATACATTAACATGATATCGAATCGCTTGCCTCTGTTTACACGCAAGGACGATTATCTGTTCAATTGTCGCTGCATCATATGTGGTGACTCCTCAGAAAAGAAGAACAAAGCTCGTGGCTATTTCTACAAGAAAGAAGCCAACATGTTCTATCGCTGTCATAACTGTGATTACGGCACAACTGTCGGTAAGTTTATCGAGCAGTTGGATCCTATGCTGTACAAAGAATATGTACTAGAGAAGTTTGTCAAGCAAGACGAAAAGCCTGAGCCTAAGAAAGAACCTGATCCATCATACGCATTTAATTTCAAGCCTACATTCGATAAGCCCCTTAGCATTATTGACGGTCTGATGGATAGACTAGACACGTTGCCTAAAGATCACGAGGCAGTTCAGTATGTAAAGAACAGAATGATCCCAGAGTCGCAGTTCAATCGTTTGTATTATGTAGACGATATTCGCAATCTGTCACAACTAAATCCTAAATATTCAAAAGCACTAAATATAAAGCAGCCGAGAATTTGTCTGCCTTTCATTCGTGAAGATGGACAACTTTCAGGCATGGCATTGAGAGGTATTCGTGGCGAAAAACTCCGATACATAAATCTCAAAATAAAAGAAGAAGATCCTACTATTTTCGGTCTAGATGTTATAGATAGAGAGAAAGAAGTTTATATCGTTGAAGGTCCTATTGACAGTCTTTTTCTAGACAACGCAATCGCAGCAGCCGGTTCATCGTTTCATAAAATTGACAAGATAGGTTTGACTCACTTCACGGTAATCTTCGACAATCAACCCAGAAACAAAGAAATTTGTTCGTTGATACATAAGCAGATAAAAGCCGGCAATCGGGTTTGTTTGTGGCCGAGTGACATTGAAGAGAAAGATATTAACGATATGATAACATCAGGCTTGACAAAGGAAGACATTCAGTATATTATAGATAGTAATACTTATGAAGGGCTTGAGGCAGAACTTGAATTTACAGCATGGAGAAAATGTTAATGAGTGTTAGTCTAGTCGGTATGACCCAGCCATCAGCAGCCACAGGTTGCTACACGGCAAATGAGTTAATCGCATACGCAGCAAGAGTAAGTAACCCGGACAATCAAAACAACCCAAAAACTGCATCAAAACTACTCGGATATCTCATAAAACACGAACATTGGAGCCCATTTGAGATGGTTTCCGTTACAATGGAGATTACCACTACTCGTGACATCTCTAGACAGATTATAAGGCATCGTAGCTTCAGTTTCCAGGAATTTTCACAAAGATATGCAAAATCAACCAACTTCGAGACGAGAGAATGTCGATTACAAGACGAGAAGAATCGTCAAAACAGCATCGAAACAGAAGACCGTGAATTGGCAGAGAGTTGGAACATGGCCCAAAAGGCAGTCATCAACGCAGCGAACGATGCCTACCAGTGGGCGCTAGAGAACGGAATAGCAAAAGAGCAAGCAAGAGCAGTACTACCAGAAGGTAATACTGAAACAACACTATACATGTCAGGCACTCTCAGATCGTGGGTACATTACTGCAAATTGAGAATGGCTAACGGCACACAAAAAGAACATATTGAAATCGCAGAACAATGTTGGGATGTTATCAGTCAACATTTCCCAGATGTAGCGAAAGCAGTAGAGGAACTATAATGGCAAAAAAAGAGTATATGGGAATTCAAATAGATTATGGCAGAGATGCGCTATTTGATAAGTTAGGACTATCTAGACTTAAAGAAAGCTACATGCGAGAAGACGAAGAGTCTCCTCAAGAACGATTTGCTTATGTTAGTAGCAAGTTTGGTAGCAATCCAGAACACGCACAGCGTTTATATGATTACAGTAGCAAACATTGGCTTTCCTATTCTACTCCTATTCTCTCTTTTGGTCGTTCAAAGAAAGGCATGCCTATTTCATGCTTTCTAAACTACATTAATGATACTGCGGAGGGTCTCGTTGAAAATCTTTCTGAAACAAATTGGCTTTCTATGCTTGGGGGTGGTGTTGGGATTGGTTTTGGTATCCGTTCCTCTGATGATAAGTCTGTTGGTGTTATGCCTCATCTCAAGACTTACGATGCATCGTGCCTCGCATATCGCCAAGGTCGCACTAGACGGGGCTCTTACGCTACTTATCTTGATATATCTCACCCAGATGTGATGATGTATCTTGAGATGCGAAAGCCGACAGGTGATCCGAATGTTCGCTGTTTGAATCTTCATCACGGCATTAACATCTCAGATCGGTTCATGGAAATCATTGAACGATGTATGACTGATCCTGATTCTGACGATGGTTGGAATCTTATTGATCCTCACTCAGGTGAAATCAGAGATACTGTATCAGCAAAGCATTTGTGGCAAAAGATTCTTGAACTTCGTATGGAGACAGGCGAGCCGTATGTTCACTTCATTGACACAAGTAATCGTCACTTGCCTGAATGGCAAAAAGAATTAGGACTGAAGGTACATCAATCAAATCTGTGTTCAGAAATTATTCTGCCTACAAACAAAGACAGAACAGCAGTTTGTTGTTTGTCTTCTGTAAATCTTGAGCATTACGATGCTTGGAGCAAGAACAGTTTGTTCCTCAAAGATATCGCAGAGATGTTAGACAATGTACTACAGTTTTTCATTGACAATGCTCCTGATGAAGTTGCTCGTGCCAAATTCTCAGCTAGCCGTGAGAGAAGTATTGGTGTGGGCGCACTAGGTTTTCATGCTTATTTACAGAAGAACAATCTGCCGTGGGAAAGCGCAATGGCTAAAGGCGCTAACTTAAGAATGTTCAAGCACATAAGAGGAAAACTCGATGACGCAAATAAAGAACTGGGAGAATCCAGAGGAGAAGCCCCAGACGCTAGGGGACGAGGTCTTAGATTTAGTCATGTTATGGCTATTGCTCCCAATGCTAGTAGCAGTATTATTATGGGCAACACTTCGCCTTCCATTGAACCTTTTAGGGCGAACGCTTATAGACAAGACACTCTTTCTGGAGCTTATCTCAACAAAAATAAGTATCTGGTACAACTCATTAAGAGTAAGATTGAAGCTGGCGAAACAAAACAGGCAGAAGACGAAATCTGGTCATCAATCATCTCAAATGACGGATCAGTCCAACACTTAACTTTCTTGGACCAGTGGGAGAAAGATGTATTCAAGACCTCAATGGAGATCGACCAGCGATGGGTGATTGAACACGCTGCTGATAGACAAGAGTTTATCGATCAGGCACAGTCACTCAACACATTCTTCCGTCCTGACTCTAACATCAAGTATCTACATGCTATTCACTACATGGCATGGAAGCAAGGCTTGAAGACACTTTACTATTGTCGTTCAGAGAAACTAGGCAAAGCAGATAAAGTATCTAATCGCATTGAACGTCAAATCATCAAAGAGATTGACATGACAGCACTTGTAAACAATGACGAATGCTTGGCATGTGAGGGCTAATGATAACTTTAGATGAAATAGATTCTATAATACCTAAAGATAAAACTATCGGTGTATTAGTATCGGGTGGTTTTGACAGTGCCGTCCTTTGGTATGTAGTAAAGAAAATTTGCTTAGAAAGAAATCAGCAATGTAATCCTTACACGATACCAAAGCTAGACGGCGCTGAATATCATGCGAAAAATGTTTTACAAACTACATGTAATTTACTTGGCATTCCTGAAATAGAAACTACAATGGTAGGACAGTTCAGCGAAGACCCTGGTGAATATACTAGATCAGGTGTAGGAGATGTTATCAGATTGCGATATGAAGAATTTGTATTGACTGCCGTTACTTCATACTTTAAAGATTTAATTTGGGATCCTCCGCCAGAAGAAAGAAAGCGTCCTAATGACAATCAGAAAAAAATTATGGAACAGCCTTTCTATTATCATACAAAAGATGAAACAGTAAATTTTGCAAAAGATCTAGGTATATTAGAAGCAATAATGCCAGTTACCCACAGTTGCACTCAGCAACCTATGTCTAGATGCAATCAATGTTATTGGTGCCAAGAAAGAAAAATGGCATTTGCAAAATTAGAATTAGAAGACACTGGTAAAATATGAGAGAAAGAATAGTTGAAAGAGTAACAAGTAAGTACCCTATAGAAAAAATAATGCCTTTATGTGAAGCTGCGATTGATGATGAGAGACCAGCAGCTATAAATATGCGGCCAGAAAATTGGCAGAACAGTCCTCATTCTCTTTTATACTGTATTTACATAGAAAAACGATACGATGATAGAGCTGGTTATTATATCTATCGGGAAAATGGAAATATAGTAGCAGGACATGGCTATTATCCTTTTGATGAAGATCCTAACATGTATGTACAGTCTAGGGTGTACAGTGTTCCTTCACATATAAAAGCATTAGGTAGAGACAAGATGACTACCTCAAATCAATTAGGCTCACTTATTGCAGATAAAGCATTGACAGAAGGCTACATAGGTGGTATAATTACACTTGAAGAATATAACTCAGAATTAGCGGATAAGATTGTTAGAATAACAGACCCTAAAAGATATCCTAATTATTACTACGACACACAACTTATAAATGGTAGAGTGTGTAAACCACGCCACTACAAAGATTATGGCTTACGAACACAGCCAATGAAAAAGTATGGTACTTGTATCATAAAAGGCACAAGACAAATAGTACTATATCATTTGTTTGATGAACTATATCAAAAAGAACTTTTCAAAAAATTAGATAAAATAAGAGCAGAATAAATGGCAACAAAATTAAAATTGACAGACGAGAGAAGTTACTTCAAACCTTTCAACTACGCTTGGGCATATGATGCTTGGCTAAAGCACGAACAGTCTCATTGGTTACACACAGAAGTACCAATGAACGAAGATGTAAAAGATTGGAAATCAAAACTGTCTGATGCAGAAAAAGGATTTCTTACTAACATCTTCCGTTTCTTTACTCAAGGTGATATCGATGTGGCGGGTGGTTATGTAAATAACTACTTGCCTAACTTCCCACAGCCTGAAGTTAGAATGATGCTCGCAGGGTTTGCTGCTCGTGAGGCTCTTCATGTAGCAGCATATTCCCACCTCATTGAGACATTGGGCATGCCTGAGTCTACTTACAATGAGTTTCTTGAATATGAAGCGATGAAAGAGAAACACGATTATCTTCAAGAACTTTCGATGGAGACACAAGACAAGACAACAATCGCTACTAACATTGCGGCATTCTCAGCATTTACTGAAGGCATGCAGTTGTTCTCGTCATTCATTATGTTGCTGAACTTCCCACGTCACGGTAAGATGAAAGGCATGGGTCAGATTGTTACTTGGTCAATCGTAGACGAAACTCTACACGCCGAGAACATGATTAAATTGTTCCGTGAATATGTAAACGAGAACATTGACCTATGGAACGATAGCCTCAAAGGTAAGATTTACACTATCGCTGAGAAGATGGTAGAATTAGAAGATCAGTTCATTGATCTAGCGTTTGCGATGGGTGCTATGGAGAATCTAACCGCAGAAGATGTGAAGAAATACATTCGTTACATCTGTGACAGACGATTGATTAGTCTCGGACTCAAAGGCATCTTCAAAGTTAAGAAGAATCCATTGCCGTGGGTAGAAGAAATGATTAATGCTCCTACTCACACAAACTTTTTTGAGAATAGAGCAACTGACTATGCTCGTGGAGCACTTTCAGGCAATTGGGGAGACGTTTGGGCATGACCGAATGGGAAGTATTGAAAGATAGATGGATAGAATATTATGTTAAGGTAGCAAAAGATACTGCATTGTTATCTTCTGCTAAAAAACTACAAGTAGGTTGTGTCATTGTACGAGACAACAGAATACTGTCAATAGGATACAATGGTACTCCCTCTGGCTGGGACAATGAATGTGAAGAAGTAATTAAGTGGCCGAACGGAGACATAAAATTTCTTACGACAAAACCTGAAGTCCTTCATGCAGAAGCAAATGCTCTAATGAAATTATGTAGCTCAACAGAGTCAAGCCTACGTGCTACCATGTTTGTTACCCATACTCCATGCATTGAGTGTGCTAAACTTATCTATCAAGCTGGCATCTCGCAGGTGTACTATATAAATGAGTATAACGCAACAAAAGGTTGTGGACAGGAGTTTTTAGAAAAGGCGGGAATAAGATGTCAGATAGTATCATAATCAAAAAAACTGTAGAATGCGAAGAGTGTGAGGCAGAATATAAAGTACGCCACGACATGTCAGACAGGCATTATGTAGTAAGTTTTTGTTCTTTTTGTGGTGCAGAGTTAGAGATTGAAGCATCGCTCGATGACTTCATAGATGAAGACGATATAGAGGAAGATTGGTAATGACAAAATGGCATGGGGGCAAGGGTTCAGCACGCCGCAAGGGCGCTGACGATAAAAAGTTCGCCGATAACTGGGACAAAATCTTCGGCAAGAAGAACGATACTGACCTGAAGTTTACGACTGCTGAAGACTTTATAAATAGTGTTTCTGATGATGAAGGAACACTAGATGGCAGTGAAGAAAAAGAAGCCGAAGGAGAAACAGGTACATAGAGTTTATTGTACCTATTTTCCAGACGGAACATACTACATAGGTTACTCAGGCAAAACACAACGCCTGTATGAAAAATATTATGGGTCTTCAAAGTATGTCCTAGAGTACGAAGGACAACTTGAGAAGGAAACTATTGCAGAGTTCGACAAGAAGTCGTGGGCTAAAATGCAAGAGTTTCTCCTACAGTGGCAACAACGACACGATCCTAAGTGTTTAAATTCCATGCTCAATATCCGCCTGAACAAAGAACCTCTGGCTGATTTCGAGCCCATAGAGTGGACACCAAAATGTTATTCATAGCACTTTTACTATTTTCAGCATTGGCAGTATCTACAGTAGCAGGTTATTTTTCGATTGTCGGTCTCATGGCAATCTTTCCGGCAGCAGCAGAACCTATTCTCGCAATGGGTGTTGTATTAGAGGTAGCGAAACTCGTCACGGCATCGTGGCTGTATCGATACTGGAACAAAACAGCACTCGCCATGAAGTCATACTTTACGGTTGCTGTTATCATTCTGTCCGTCATCACATCGATGGGCATCTTTGGCTTTCTTAGTAAAGCACACCTCGAGCACAGCGTTTCTACAGGCGATAACACATTACAAGTCGCTAGGCTTGATAGACGCATAGAAACTGAGCAGAGACGTATAGCAGACGCAGAGACAGTACTAGCACAGTTAGACGACACAGTACAAACACTCATAGACTACGACAGAATTCGTGGTGATGATGGTGCGATAGCTACAAGAGAGAGTCAAGCAGCAGAAAGGGAGGAATTAAACGCCTCAATTGATGCAGCAGTAGCAGCCATTGACGCCTTGTCGGAAGAAAAACTAGTACTGGAGACAGAGCAATTGCTAATTGAGGTTGAAGTCGGACCTCTATTGTATGTTGCCGAAATGATATATGGTGATACAGATAAAGAAACACTTGACAAAACTGTCAGGTTTGTTATAATACTATTAATACTTGTATTTGACCCGTTGGCTATCTTGCTTGTTGTAGCGGCTAATATGAGCATGAAAGAGCGTAAAGGTGAAAGTATCACGTTTATATCAGAGAAAGACTTAGAGCCAGAAGTAGAAGAGTTTGGCATCGAAGAGACTGAATCTGAGCCTGAACCAGAAAGTGATATGGAAATCACCGAAGACGATCTACAACATGTACAGCGACTTGATAGACGAGTTCGCAAAAAACTTGAATGGTTAATTGATAAGAAAGGAACTAAAGTATGAACTACCACCGTGAAAGAAATGAAGCAGCATGGCAAGGCAAAGTAGTAGACTATCTGAATCGCTATGAGTGCAATGTCCAGTTTGAAAAGGCTGACGGTACAGTGCGTGATATGAAATGTACTCTACAAGAGTCTATTGTGCCGGAAACAAAAGGTACCGGAAAGGCAAAGGCTGCAGGTGTTCTCACTGTATTCGATACAGAGAAGAAAGGCTGGCGTACTATCAAGTTTGATAAAGTCATTGATTTTTCTATTCAAAATGAGTATGTTAGAGCAGCAGATTAGTGCTTGACAACGTGACTCCTAGGTGTTATAATTACTATTGTAATGAAAATAAGGAGTCCTTTAATGGCAAAACGACAACGCAGTACTTACGTTCTCCCAGAACCTAAATGGCGAGAATTCAAAGAGTACACAGACGAGGCAGACCGTGAGGCAGCATTTCGTGACTGTGAGTATTTCACTCACTACGAAGTTGCCGACAAGTCTGGTGTGCCTCACATCAAGAAGTGGATGAAGGCGAACTTTTCGGCAGATGATGTAACAAGCATTCTGAAGTCGCCTGATTCTACTTTCTATTCTATCGCTAAGTATGGTTACATTTGGTCTAAGCTCGGCTACATGACGCAGGCACATGAAAAGTACCTTCACTCTATCAAAGATGATTTGGTAGCAAAGGGTAATGCTTATGTTGCCGACAAAGAAGAAGCACCCAAAGTGGTGTCTATCAGAAAAAATCTTGATAACTTTCTCGATGGCGTAGAAGATGTTCAGGCTGCAATTGCACAGAACGGCAAAGTCAATATAGAATCATTTGTTGAGGGATACAAACTCAACGCAGCAGAACTCACAACAGCCTACACAAAGCTAGATGAAATGGCATTTGAGTGGCGTGAACTGTTATCTCTTCGAAATCTCAAAGGGGATCTTAGTGAGTGGGACAAGCAGTTAGTAGAAGGCTACAGTCATCTTAAACTGTCTACAATCAAAAAGCTCGTAGAGTTTTATGCTCAATTACAAACAGGTCTACTTGAAACTAAACAGTCAAAGAAGATTGTCCGTATTCGCCGTAAGAAGCCTACAGACAAGACAAAGGTTGTTCGCCGTCTCAAGTATCTCAAGGAGTTTGCTGAACTCAATCTCAAGTCAGTTGATCCTGTAGAAATCATTGGCGCAAGTGAAGTGTGGGTCTATGACACTGCTCGTAAAAAGATCGGTGTGTATGCCTCAGAGTATGAGGGTACGCTAAGTGTGAAAGGCACTAGTATAGATAACTATTCAGAAGCAAAATCTTATGAGAAGACAATGCGAAAGCCTGAAGTACAGGTACCTGAATTTATGGCAGCTCGCAAAAACGGACTGCACAAATATGTTGACACGATTCGTGGCAAGAAACTCGCACCTCGCAAGCGATTACTTCCTTCGATGGTTATTGTGAGGGTTATATAACATGATGGTAGTAGACTTTAATCAAGTAGCAATTGCTACATTCATGGGTGAGATTGGTCATCGTGGCGGTTCAGACATCGAGGTCAATTTGCCATTGATGCGTCACATGATACTCAACACAATACGCTCATACAAAAACAAATTCTCAGATGAATTTGGCGATGAGGTAGTAATCGCTTGCGACAACAGACGCTATTGGCGTAGAGATGTATTTCCTTACTACAAGGCACACCGAAAGAAAGCACGAGATGACAGCGCCCACGATTGGTCTGCTATATTCGAGGCACTGACTACTATTCGCAACGAACTGGATGAATACTTTCCTTATCCTGTAATCGATGTTGACGGTGCTGAGGCTGATGATGTTATCGGTACACTCGCTGAATATTCACAGACAGCAGGCGAAGGTGGTGGTTTGTTTGATGAAGGCACACAGATTCCTTTTCTAGTGTTGTCAGGTGATCATGACTTCAATCAGTTACAGAAGTGGAGCAATGTGAAACAGTACTCACCTGCACAGAAGAAGTGGATCAAAATCAAAGAGCCTGCTGAACAAGTATTGATGGAACACATCATCACAGGCGACAAAGGTGACGGTGTACCTAACATGCTATCGGCAGACAATTGTTTTGTTGAAGGCATTAGGCAAAAGTCTATTCGTAAGAATCTACTAACAGAGTGGAAGAAAACTCCTCCTGAGAAGTGGATCACTTCTGATATGTCTCACGGTTACAATCGTAATCAAATGCTTGTGGACCTAACTAAGACTCCACAAGACATCAAAGATGAGATTATAAGTAGTTACGAACGACAACAGGGAGGCGATAAGTCTCAACTATTAAATTATTTTATCAAGCACAAAATGAAGAACATGCTTGAAGTTATGGCGGACTTTTAAATGATTATTGAAAAGCGTGAATATCATCAAATGACTAGCACATTCACTTACGATGTGCCAGAAGAAGAAATCATCGAAACTTTTGGTAGTGTAGAATCCTTCATGGAACATTACGAAGAAGAATCAGATGAGTTCAATGAATTCATGTGGGAATTCGATTACGACCGTGAAGATGATTTATGGACAGATCGCAAAGGCGGTTATGATGTGGATTGGGAGATTAAAGATGACGAATAGAGAAGTCTTGATTGAGGTTGATACCTTAAAAGAAACAGATGAGCAGCGAAAGGCAAGAGAACTCGAAGAAATCAAAACTGAGTTTGCTATGCTCATAGAACAAGATGAGTTAGAATCTTTTGGAGATGAAGATGCAGAATAATTTTAGACAAGTAGACGAAGGCTTTAAGTGGGTGTTCGATGCCGACAAGCCAGAAGAACAAGTACAGCGACTCAAGACTTGGGCTTCTAAGAATCAAACAGTAGTGCCTATTGTTCGCATGGGTGTAGGTGCTGAGAAAGTAGACTGGCAATTGCCAGAAGGTATGCCAGAGACAGCAAAGATTCAAGATGATATTCCTGCGGGCATGGGTGAGACTACACTCACGCTTGAATGGCGCAGAGTAAAACAGTTTGTAGATCCTAATAGCAACATGAGCAATCTACCGCCATGGAAGCGTGAACAACAGTGGGTCAATATTCTCGAAGCAGTACAACACGAAGAAGCTAAGATTCTCACCGCAGTTAAAGATGGAGAGTTATTGAAACTCTATCCTAAACTAGAGAAGTGTTTGCCGATTCTTGGTATAGAGGAGTATAATAAACCGCCTCGAAAAAGTGCCAAGAAAAAGCCTGCTACAAAGACTCCTAGAGTTAGGAAAGGCAAATCCGCCCGAGACGAAGTGGTTATCTGATGAGAAATTTCGTGCATTTAACAGAAGAACAAATCGCACCTTATATTAAGGATGATCCTGTTCGACCGCATCTTTCTGCTGAGTTTAGAACAAGTGGCAGAAATAAAGCATTTGCACTAGTCGAAGGCACTGAAGTTCTTGCCATAGTATGTTGTGCATTGACATTCGGTGTACCTACTGAAGAGAAAGACTTAACATCAAAAGAAGGACATGAAATGGTTGTGTCACCTTATACTGTTTGGTCTTACAAGAAAGGAGCAGGCAGACAGATTATTGAATGTCTGCTTCGCTTTGTACAGCAAGAGCATCAAGAAATCTCAAAAAGTTATTGGCCTAGAATTGTTACACTATCTCCTAAGACAGAGATGGCAGAAAATTTTCATTTGAAGAATGGGGCGAAGAAGATCGGAGACAACGAGACTACAAATAACTTTGAGTATATTCTCTAGTCTTCGGGACGATATTTGTCGTACTTCATTCCAAGTTGATAGCCTTCGGGCAGTGGCTCATGTTTAGGAACTAAGAAAGCTCCTTCTGGGCCACATATCCAACGCTTACGTACACGTTTCTTCCAAGCCTCATGCATCTTTTGTCGTGTAGATTCTTTATGTTTTCTACCGTACATAGGATTCATGTAGTCTTGGCGTGTGCCTGTCATAGTCTTTTTAATCTTAGACTTATGAGATTCTGTTAGACCGTCTTTGTGTCCGTGATTAGCCTTCACGCCTGCGCTTATCTTTAGCTTGGTCTCTTCAGTGTGCTTAGACTTTGCTCTTGCTTTGTCAATGTCAACTTCTATTCTATTCTTAGCGGCATAGTCACGCACTGCCTCTACAGTGGCAGCACGAGTGAGCATCTCACGAGGCTTAGGTACCTTGTGAACGTCTTTGTTCTCGACTATGTAATGACCTTCTTTGGTCTTGAATAGAAAGTATGACTTGTTCATTATAGTTTAATTTTTAAACCGCATCTAGTTGAGCCGGACGATGCTCCGCCGTAGGTAGCTAGTGAGAAAGACTTAAAGTTTGGAAGAGTAGGCAACTTTAGTTTATTTCCGCTTCCATTGTTTCCCTTTCCTACGTAGTATATTTCAAACGTGTCCAGTGTTCTGTTGTGTATAGCAAAATAATTATCACCGCCTTCTTTAAAATGTTCCAGAATTTTCTTATGGAGTTTTTTAAGAATTGTTGTATCTGTTGTAGTAAATTCAGCTGGAAGTTTTCCTGAAGCAGGAGTGCCAGCATCGCCTGCCAGCCCTATTGTCTTGTCTATACTTTTGAAATAGTCTATAGCACCTATGAATGAGATTGGATACCCCATAGACTCCATCGTTTTGTCTAGTGTAGCTCCATCTTTTCTTAGAGTCTTTACAAATTCTACCGCAATTTCATCTAATAGTTTTGGGACTGCTTTTGATCTACTAGCAGACTTGTCAAAAAATGTGATAGGGGCAGTTCGACTGTTAGTTCCTTTAATCTCAAACTGTGCTCCTGCTTTTCCAATAGTCATTTCAAGATCAGGTGCAGTTGACCCTGGCCTAGCTGTTTTATATTGTTCGCTCACTTCAATTTTCTGTTTGTATGCTAACTTCATTACAGCTTCAGCACACATGTCTTGAGTTTTTGAACCAGCCGCAACACGATTTTGTGCGCCACCGCCTGGCTTTGCGATGTGACTGAGAACTACATAGCCATCTACTTTGGACTTCCATGAGGTCAATGACACGCCCACGAAAGTTGATCTAGCAGAACCTCCTGTTATGTTGAGTTGTTGTCCTGTTAGAAGTTTTGCCGGGTAGGTAAAGTATACAGTCTTGCCTTTAGTCAATTGTTGTTTTGCTTTGCCGGAAGTATCATACATACTGGTGGCTTTATCAGTATGAAATCCTTTATCATACTTGTACATACTTTTTGATACAGGAGCGTATATTGTCCTTTCTCCTATTCCGGAAAAAGTATTGTTGCCCGGTACATCTTTCGGAAAGTTTTTAGGTGAAAAAGTAGCCATTTGTAGCCTCAACTGTTTTATTCACTATTTATAACTTGACACTGACTCTAATTTGTGCCATAATGGTATTACAAATTAATAAAGGAGTCAAGCAATGACAAAAGATACGCTAATTGAAATGCTATTTTCAGCCGAACAGGCACTCGAAAACTACTACACCTCCGGCAGTAATTATGACATAGAAGCTGCCGAAAAGCAGTGTGCTGACCTAGAAAGACAGCTCGCTTCTCTAAGTGATTGATTTCATTACAGAAATTAATTTTAAATCTCCAAGGATATCAATGACTTACGGATTTGACATTGCCGTATCTATGTGCTATAATGGTTATACAAAATGAGAAAAGGAAATGAAATGATATTAATCAGTATAGAAGGCGGCACAAAGACTCAGCGCAATCTCGGTGAGTCTGCTATCAGATTCTTTGTTAAGAAACTGATGCCTCGCAAGCGCAGTCTCAAAATTGATTTACAGATTAAAAATCTAATCAAGGATGATGTCGCTGGTTTGTGTGAACAGATGGGACGTAATGAAGTCCTCATCGAATCTCACAGTCGTGGCACTCTCTATGATTATATCAGTTTTCTAGCACATGAATCAATTCACATGAAACAGTTTGTTACTGGTGAATTGAAAACTGTCAATAGAAGAGAACTGTGGCACGGTGAGGACTTCACTGATGTGCCATACAAAAAGCAACCATGGGAAGTTGAGGCATGGGGCAATCAACACGAATTAGCAAAAGAATTTATTAAAAACGAAATGGGTATAACACTCAAAGAAGCAAAAGACCTGAGTCCAAGGACAATGAAACAAATGGACTGGAACGCAGAGGCATTGTTTCTACACAAAGTGTGTGAAGCTCAAATGAAAAAGGAGAAAAAAAGAAAATGATGTTTAAAGAAAAAATAATCCTAACTGACATAGATGGTGTATGTCTCGATTGGGAATTTGCATTTCATCAATGGATGGAAGTGCAAGGCCATGAACTAGGCGAGAAAGATGTCTATTCAATGGCAATGGCGTATCAAATGGCGCCAGATAAAGTGAAGCGTCTAATCAAGACCTTTAACGAATCAGCAGCGATTGGTTTCTTGCCACCGTTGCGTGATGCACAATACTATATCAAAAAGCTCCACGAGAAGAAGCAGTATCGTTTCGTGGCAATCACTAGCCTGAGTTTAGATCCTTATGCTAAACTGCTACGAGAACGCAATCTCAAAAAGATTTTTGGTCCTAACACATTCAAAGAGGTTATCTGTCTAGAATGTGGTGCTGATAAAGATGATGCACTGGGTCATGCAGCAGTAAAGTATCCCGGTGCAGTATGGATTGAAGACAAGCCAGAAAATGCTGATGTTGGTGTAAGGCTAGGCTTTGATACCTATTTAATGGAACATGCTCATAACATGAACTATAAAGGTAAAGCCAGAAAGGTAAAGAACTGGCAAGAACTGTATGGTCTAATACTACGAGGCAGACCTGTCTGGCCTTGAAAGGGTAAATTATGCTAATTAATATTCAAATTGAAATTGATACTGAACGAGATGCTACCGAGCTTCGTGCTTTGATGGAACTCATTCAACAGCTACAGGATAAAAAAGATGTCAACTGAAGGAATGTGTGAGAATTTAATCTACAAGATTAGGCAGTGGCATCATGACCGCAATCTAATCGAAGGCGCTACTGACAAGGATCAGGTGTGTAAACTGATTCAAGAAGTAGGCGAACTGTCTGACAATGTATGCAAAGGCAAAGACATTCGTGACGATATCGGTGATATCATTGTAGTGCTAATCAACATTGCCGAACGCAACAATATCACAATCGCTGAGTGTTTACAGCAAGCGTATGACGATATCAAAGACCGTAAAGGCAAGATGGTAGACGGCATCTTTATCAAAGAAGAATGATCCTTTGTATCTGCAACAATGTTCGTTCTGGCGACACTGATAAATATCATTTGATAGGAACTTGTTGCGGTAAATGCATTCAATCCGAGAGGAAGAAAAAATGACTATGGAAATTTATTACGCTGTTACGCTCTTCCTCATGGCAGGGTGTGGCTTTATGTCGTATCAAATAGGAAGAAAGGAAGGTGTTATGCGCTTTCTTGAATACCTAGAAAGCATGGCAAATAAAGATGGAACTCTAAAGATTAAAATCACAGAGACAACATTCGAGATATTAGGATGAAAACTGAAAAAGATTTGCACAGGCTCAATACTTACAGAAGCATTTCAAACGGGGGAGTTTTAACAGACGAACAAAAACATCAATTGAAATGCATCAACTTAGGGTATTTGCGTAATTTCGATTTGCCATGTACTATAGACTGGTATCCATCAGACACTAAAGAACAATTTGAAAAATTATCAAAAGAACATAAGGGGTATTGGAATCAACAAGAGCCTATACAGTACTCTTTAAATTCTTTTGGACATCGATGCAGCGAAATTGTAGAAGACACTAACAGCATAATGTTTTTAGGTTGTAGCATGACTTTTGGTGTTGGCATGTACAAAGAGAAAACCTGGCCTACACTTGTTGCAAAAGCTCTTAGAAAACCCGAATACAATTTAAGCGTTCCAGGAGGATCTTTAGATAGTGCTTATAGATTGTATAAAGAATGGCAACCTGTTGCAAAATCTTCTATAACAGTTCTAGCAGTTCCTCCTCATTATAGATGTGAAAAGATTATAGTCAATGAAGTTGAAACTATCTTTAATAATATAGGACAATGGACTATTGCAAAAGATTTAAACGAAGGAAACCAAGAACGTGCTACTAGACATCTAGCAGAAGAATTGAATGATCCTAATATGTACCTTTCATTTAACAAAAACGTAGAAGCTATTGAAAAAATAGCAAGCGACACTGGCAGTAAATTAATTTTGGTTGATTATATTAAATTAAAAAATATAAAACTAGTTTCTCGTGGAAGAGATGGAATACATCCAGGCGAAGACTGGCACGCTACTGTTGCTAACAATGTAATAGAAATGGTGCAAAGCTAGAATGAATCAAAACTACATAAGAGAAAACACACTGTATCCATTAACTGAAAAAGATATAGAAGTTTTCTCTTCTGTCGTTCAACATCCAGACAACGAACGACTAACCCATCACGCTATCAAAGACAAGCGAATTCTTCGTACAGACTTTACGAAGAATATGATACGCCTCGCTAAGATGTTAGACTTAGAAGTGGCATCTATCACAGCGTTCACGGGGAAGCCAGGTGAGAACTCAGCTCCTCACATAGACGGCGAGCCAGACACAACCTACTCTTGGCGACTAGCATACTACGCAAAAGGCGACAACAGCTACTTAAACTGGTGGCGTGTTGGACCTGTAGTGAAGCATGTCACTCTTGAACTTGATAACAACCGTTCAAAAGAAAAGAACACACCAACTGGTTATTCTGTGATAGACACACAGCACAAAGTGTACTCAAGAAATATAAACATAAAGTCAGCGTTTGTTAGAACTGATATACCTCACTCAGTTGACATGACACAAGCGACAGAAGAACGACTCACGCTCTCCGCTACATTCTTTCCTCATATTTCATGGGAAGAACTCAACAGAAGATTGGATAAATTATGCTAGTAGCAATCACAGGCCATGCAAATGGTATTGGCGCAGCGATAACAGAAGCTCTTATTGAAAAAGGACACACCGTTATTGGTTTCGATCTAGAAACAGGTGACGACATAAACGATCCAGATTCAATCATAGAACAAGTTACTTTAGCTGAAGCAGATGTATTCATTAATAACGCATATACACTTGGCGCACAATTGACTTTGTTGCAAAAGATAATTGCAGAATGGTCAGAAGATGAAACAAAAACTATTGTGCATATGGGAAGTAAAGCAAAGTATTTTCCAACTGGACAGTCACGACTAACGGAAGACATTATAGAATATACTCTTGATAAAAGAATGATGGACGAGGTTGTAAAAAGTTTTCAATTATATGGGAACAAACATGGAAACAAAAAGTGCAGGATTATTGCAGTAAATCCTGGCTATGTTGACACTGAGCTAACAAAAGACCTAGACAAGGTTATGCTTACAACAGAAGCGATAGCAGATGCGATCATGTGGACGCTAGAAATGCCTCAAGATGTGGAGATTGGTGAACTGAGTATATGGACAAGAGAGCGATAGCAGTCCATTTAGGACACAATAAAGATTACACGCTCACGGTAGAACTCTTCAACAACAGAGTAGCTCATCGTATCTGGGAAATGATACAAGAAGCAAATGATATAGATTTCGTCTCCCGCACAGAATTCTACAAGTTTGGTAAAAGTGAGGCAGAAGTAGAAACTGACCTAAATGAAGCAATAAATCGTCTAAAACGATTAAAACCTGACACTTTTACGCACGATTTTGATCTAAATCGACTACATGAGAACTTTCCTGATCTAGTACACACAGAAACGGATTCAGAAACAAAACACTGGCTAGCGATGTTTAATTATCACTTACACCACCTAGAAAGAATGCGGGATGGTGGTAAGAGACAGTTTCTATTCTGTAGCAACATTCAAGCAGAACCTCTACAAGACGAAGACTACGACCTGTTTACGCTTGGCAAAAGAGAAAACACTGTGTACATGAATTATCCTCATGTGGGTAAAAACATTACAGAAATTGTGCAAGACAACGACACAGAAGTTCCTGAACATCACATTCTTCCTACAAGCATTGTAAAGCCAGATTTGCTGTTTCATTTAGACGAAGACAGATGGGCAGGTAAAGAACCTCAATTAAAATTCTACATCGACAATTGGCTGAAGCAGATAAAACATAAACTACCCTATCCTATAGGAGACAAAAGACTCGCACTGGGTCACATACCCATAGGAAAAATTATCGATCCTGACATAAATAAGATAGCAGACAATCAATACATACACAGCATCGAGACCGTGTAAAAAAAGGAATAAAATGGCATATTCAGATAAAGTAATCGATCATTATGAGAACCCACGCAACGTAGGTAAATTTGATCCAGCACAAGCAAACATAGGCACAGGCATGGTAGGCGCACCCGCTTGTGGCGATGTCATGCGTCTCCAGATCGAGGTAGACGAAAACAATGTTATCACGGACGCCAAATTCAAAACCTACGGCTGTGGATCAGCAATCGCTTCTTCTTCACTCTTAACG